GCAATCGATTGCACTTGACTTGAACACAAACTTTGCAAAAACAGCCGTTTTTTGTGAAGTTCGGCGCAAATACAAGCAAACTTAATAAATTTACCGCCCCTTTTGGAGCGGTATTTTTATACCCACAACACAGAAAGGAGTGATAAAAATGAAAATCGAAATCCGCTCCGCTGATCTTATGCATATCAGCGGATATGTAAACGCTGTCGAGCGTGACAGTAAACAGCTGCCTGCGTCAATGGCACCTGGTATGACAACGCCGTTTGTTGAGCGTATTGCAAGCGGTACGTTTGCAAAAAGCCTTAAAGATCACCCGAAAGTCGAGCTGAGATTTAACCACAGCAAGGTGCTTGACACTACAGACGGAACGCTTAAACTGCGTGAGGACAGCATAGGACTTCACGCAGAAGCCGATATCACCGACAGAGAAGTGATTGCAGAGGCGAGAGCAGGACATCTGACAGGATGGAGCTTCGGCTTTTCGGGAGCACAGGCACACCTTGAGCCGTGTGACGAGGGAGTGCAGCGCAGAATGATTACGGGACTGACACTGCACGAAGTGTCAATCCTCAACCGCAACCCCGCATATATCGCAACGTCGATAGAAACGAGAGGCGAAGAAACGACCGTGACGGAACAGCGCAGTGCCGGAAATGATACGGTCGAAGTAACAGGCGAAATCCGGGAGTTTATCCCCGATTACAGCAAGGAAATAGAAATTTTACAGCTTATGTCGGATTACTTCGACGGAAAGGAAACAGTATGAATTTAAAAGCACTCATCGAAAAGAGAAATGCTCTTATCGCCGATATGAAGTCACTCTGCGATAAGGCTACAGCAGAAACAAGAGCGATGACAACAGAGGAGCAGACAGACTATGACGCTAAGAAGTCGGAAGTCGAAGCACTGAACAAGACAATCCGCTCAATCGAGGAGCAGAACGCTCTTAATCTGAACTCCGCAAAGGCTGACGGCACAGCAACCGACAAGGAGCAGGCGGAAACAAGAGCTTTCGAGAATTATCTGCGTACAGGCCAGATAGTCGAAACAAGAGAAGATGTCAATCTGACAAAGGGCGACAACGGCGCAGTTATCCCTGCGACTATCGCCAACAAGATAATCCGTAAGGTTATCGACATCTGCCCTATCTATCAGATGGCAACGAGATACACGCTTGCAGGTACTCTCTCGATTCCCTACTACGACGAAGGAACGCAGGCTATCTCAATGGCGTATGCTACAGAGTTTACGGACCTTGCAAGCACATCGGGTAAGTTCCTCAGCATTGAGCTCAAAGGCTATCTTGCAGGTGCGCTCTCTAAGGTTTCAAGAAGCCTTATCAACAACTCGCAGTTTGACATCGTTTCATACGTTATAAACGAGGTTTCGATCGCAGCGGCAAAGTGGATCGAAAACCAGCTTATCAACGGTACAGCAAGCAAGATAGACGGTCTTGCCGCAGGTGTTACACAGGTGGTAACGACCGCATCGGCGACAGCTATCACAGCAGATGAGCTTATCGACCTGCAGGAAACGATCCCCGACGTATATCAGGATAACGCCTGCTGGATTATGAACAAGGCTACAAGAACCGCTATAAGAAAGCTCAAGGACAACGAGGGTAGATATATCCTTAATCCCGACGCAACAGCAAAGTGGGGCTATACACTGTTCGGCAAGCCCGTATACACAACCGACAGCGTATCGGCTATCGCTTCCGAAAAGACAGCTATCTACTACGGCGATATGAGTGGTCTTGCCGTTAAGACCTCCGAAGATGTGTCTATCCAGATACTTAACGAAAAGTACGCAACACAGCACGCTGTCGGCGTTATCGCATGGGTGGAGATTGACGCAAAGGTCGAGCATGCCCAGAAGATTGCCGCCCTTAAAATGAAGAAGGCAGGAGGCTAATAACCTATGACAGTAAAGGCAACGACCAACTTTTCGGGCACCGTCAGTATGGCAAAGGGCGAGGAGCGTGAGCTCCCTGCCGGTCCTGTGCTGAACGACCTGCTCTCCTGCGGGTACATAGTGCCTGTAGACAAGGAGGAGAAAAGTGAAGCTAAGCGAGGTAACAAGCGCAAAGATTAAGGCATTCTGCGGTGTCAGTGATGACGAGGACGGAATGCTTGAAATCTGTGCCGGAGCGGCGAAATCCTATATCAAGGGCTATACGGGGCTTGATGATACTCAGATAGACAAATACGAAGACATCACGGTGGCTTACTTAGTGCTTATAAACGATATGTATTCCTCCCGTGACTTCTCGTCCGACAGAGCGTCGCAGAACCCCGTGACCGCTCAGATACTCGCCCTGCACAGCATAAATCTGCTGAACGGAGTGAATGAGAATGACATTTAACAGAAAAATCACGCTCATATCCTCCGAGCAGAAAAACGGCTCGCAGGGCAAAGCGGACAGGGCGGTAAAGACCGTATACGCAAAGGTTTCCGAGCCTGGCGTAACGGCAAAATATGCCGCCGAAACAGCAGGGTACAAGTCGGAACTTACGGTGTATATGTGGAGACGTGAATACAGCGGTCAGTCTGTCGTACAGATTGACGGCAGGCGGTATCACGTCGAAACAACCGGAGCGGCTGACAGCGACCTGCATATAAAGCTGATACTGGCGAGAGGAGGCTGACAATGATAACAGAAAAGATTGATTCGGCACTCTCGGCGGTATTTGAGCATTTTTACAGCTATATGCCTGAGTTTGAGGACGGCGAAGAGCCGGAGAAGTATGCAGTGTACAATTTATCGTACAGAGATACGTTCTTCAGCTCCGGCAGGGCAAATATACGGCAGTATGCGTTGTCTGTGAGCGTATTTTCGCCACAGGCAGACATTGAGCTGTATGACAAAACGCAGACGGCAATAGAGAATGTAGGCGGTATATTTACCGGCACTACCGATTTATCGCAGTTTGATGTTTATCCCAACAGAAAAATTTTAGTCATGGAGTTTACGCTCTATGAGGAAAGGACATAACTATGGCAAAAGTAATACAGGGTACAGATCGCAAGTCTGCTGTATGCACAAAGCGTTTTGCGTATGCACCGCTGACAACGGATAACGCCGATACGCTGGCATACGGTGACGTGACCGAGATCAAGGACATACTTATCACAACAAAGTACACACCTAAGATGAACAGCGCATCGCAGTATGCGAGCGGCGTTGAGGTTGACAGCTATGTAGCTAAGGCAGGCGGTACGCTTGACGTAACAATTGTGAACACAAATTCCGCTGACGAGGTGGCACTTTTCGGTGCAAAGGTGAACACGGCAACGGGAGTGCTTGAAAGCGGTAAGGATGATGTTGTACCCGATGTAATGTGCATCTACAGCACTATGACATCAGACGGCAAGATAAACCTGTATAAGTTCCCCAAGTGCAAGTTCACTTCACAGGGCGAGAACGTACAGACGACTGATGAGAACGGCGTAACATTCAACAGCCTTGCACTGCAGGCAAACTACAAGGCGCTTATCAACACAGGCGTTGATATGTACTGCGTAAAGGGCCTTGATCCCGTTAAAGACAAGGCAAGCATTGACGCATGGTTTGCGACCGCTTCGGGCGTTATTGTAGCTGAAGCGTAAAAAAAAGTACAGATATGACGGGGCGGGAAACTGCCCCGAAAATTATCTACAGGTGAAAAATGGAGCTGATATTAAGATACATAGAACTGCTTGAATTATGCCACAGCGACAGTTATGACCCGTTTCTTGTCGATATGGAGCTGAGGTGCCTTGAAGCGATAGGAATACTGCTAAGGCATAATGAAAACCACGACCCTGTAACAGGTCGTTTTACATTCGGAAAGCAGTATATTGATGTTACAGAGGAATATAAAAATAGAGCCACTCCGGGAGAGGGCTCGCTGACATACGATGTTGGGTATAATCTTCGGACACATAAGGAAGAAATTGATTTCGCACAGTGGTTACATAATGAATTTGGCGGAGATATTCATTTGTTAAGCGAATCAAAAGAAGACGGCGTTAAAATGCCTGATTATATCTGGAACAATAAACTGTGGGATTTAAAAACAATCTCAAATGAAAAAGCCGCTAACAGTGCATTAAGGAAAGGTGTTAACCAAATATTCGACAATCCCGGAGGAGTAATGCTTGACTGCAGAAAGTTTAGTGTTGAAGAAAAAACGTTGCTCAACGTTATTGAAAAGCGAATGAAATGGCACAGAGATATAGATGTAGATATAATGATTGTGAAATCTGACAGTGACGTACAAATCATTAGATATAAACAAAAGAGGTAACCCCCCGCCCAAATAGCAGAGGACCACCTCTTTTCATAGACATTACATCTACTATCAATAGTATAGCACTATACAGCAAAAATGTCAATAGTCATTTTTAGGAATTATAGGAGAAAATGCAATGTTCACAGAACTTTTAAACAAGAAAATTTACATCACAGATACTTTATATCTGCGATATGACATAAAAGCGTTTATAGAAGCGGAAGAAAAAGGCATCAGCCCGTTTGAACTGACATTTCCTCTGCCGCTTGACTACATCAGAGCGGGGCTCAGGTGTTGCTTTGATGAACTGGGAGCCGACTCTGTAAAGCGTTCCGAGATAGTGGCATATATGATAAAGGAATTGTCGCAGGAATACCTGCAGGACAGGGTGCTTGCCGCTACGACCGCCGCACTTCCTGCGCCGATAGTGGGGAGTAAGCCGACAGAAGAAAAGCCCGACTTCAAGAAGCTCCGCAGTCTGTTTATAGATATTATGGGACGGACGGAGGATGAATTCACATATTCCACGCTGTACGAAATAACGGACAGATGGAACGACTACGCAACATTTATGGGGTACAAAGCCCCAACAGAGAGGTTTGTACAGTATGACGATTAAAGACAGCCGTGCGTACAAATACGCCGTGTGGGCATCGCAGGACAGCTCCGGTAAGGTCGGAAGATACGTCAGAAAGCAATGCGCCGAATGGCTTAAAGCTGTCGATGACGGTTATGTAGATGTTCAGGAATGGAACAAGATAACCGCATTGCTCAAAGCCATACAGCACCCGGACTTAGGCCGTGATATGTACTCATCGCTTGAAGATTACAGCCTGCTTTTTATCTATGCGGTGCTTTGCACGAAAATAGACGGGAAGCTGTATTACAGCACGGGGCTGCTCGAAATCGCCCGAAAGAACTACAAGACGTTCACAGCGGCGGTAATATTCATCATCGGTATGCTGACATTGCCACGCTTTTCCCGTCTGTTCTCTGTAGCTCCCGACCTTAAGTTGTCAAGCGAACTTAAGGTTGCTATCAAGAAAATTATAAAATCCTCTCCGCTGCTTGAAAAGCATTTCAAGATTATGCGGTCCGAGATCAGATGCTTGATGTGTGATACGGAGTATACTCCGCTTGCGTACAGTAAGGATAAGCTGGACGGTAAGCTGGCACACTTGTTTCTTGCCGATGAAGTCGGGGCTATGGACGGCTATCCGGTTGAAGCAATGCGTTCCTCGCAGATTACGCTTAAGAGCAAGCTCGGAATACTTATTTCCACACAGTACCCGAATGATGATAACGGCTTGAAGGACGAAATCGACATAGCCAAGAAACAGCTTGACGGGGTGTACAGCTCCGGCAAGAAATATTTTGCACTGCTGTATGAGCCGGATATTGAGCTTGTACCCGACTGGAAGACGAACGACAGTGTGCTGTATCAGTCAAACCCTGTAGCTGTTGATAATGCGGACTTGTTCTCCGAACTGAAAGACAACCGCCAGCTTGCCGTGCTGTATGAAAACAAACGTGAGAACTTCCTCTGCAAGCACTGTAATATTCAGTACAAGGGCGTAGGCAGTGAAGGCTATGTTGACCTTATATCCGTTCAAAACTGCTCTGAGAAATTGCCTGACGAGTTCTGGCGGGGTAAGATAGTCTATCTCGGACTCGACCTCTCTCAGACAGAGGATAATACGGCGCTCGCTATGATATGCTATCACGAGGGCAGGATATATGTTAAATCAGTAGCGTTTGTTCCAGCGGAAAAGGTGGAGGAAAAATCGGTAAAGGAGCACGTTAATTACAAGACGCATATTGCAAACGGTGATTGCTTTGCGTGCGGCGATTACATCATAGATTACGGCTTTGTCGAGAATTACATACTGACGCTGAAAGAAAAGTACGGTGTTATTATTGCTCAACTCGGCTTTGACCGCTGGAATGCGCTGTCAACGGTGCAGAAGCTTGAAAGCGCAGATGATCCGATAGAGTGCGTAGAGATACGACAGCATTCAAGCGTACTCCACGCCCCGACAAAGTGGCTCAAGGAACAGATACTCACGGGAAATATAGTGTTTGCAAAGAACGAATTGCTTGAAATAAATTTCAGCAATGCAAGATGCACAGAGGACACGAATTTAAATAAATACGTCAATAAAAAGCGTTCTGCAGGTAAGGTCGATATGGTGGTATCGCTGATAAATGCGGTGTATCTGCTTCAGCAGGAGATACTCAACGGTGATTGCGGCGTGTTTGTGCAGTATTGACAATATTGTCTGTCTGCAGTATAATGTAGGCAGAAAAGGAGGAAATACTTATGTATTTGAAATTGTTGACTACTGATTCCGCAACCAATACCACGAATGGTATACTTATTTTGATTATGCTGCTTATATGTGCGGCAGGCATCTATTGCTTTTATCGCTTAATAAAACGTAGCAAACAAAACGAACAGTATATTGAAGAAAGTGGTTACAAAGTCACAGATGAATTGGGCGATCTTAAAGTAGATAAAAATAAATCTGTCTGGTGGGTAAAAAACTATTTTGGTGAGCCTAAAATTCACAACTTCAACGAAGTAATTGACTATGAGCTTGTTGTAAATGACAACACTGTTAAAGGAAAAGGCGCATTTTCAAGGGCTGTTGCCGGTGGATTACTATTCGGCGGTGTTGGAGCGGTGGCAGGAGCTTCAACAGCAAAACGGGTAACTGTTATTACGGCACTATATATCAATGTGTATCTGAAAGACGGCACACTTGAAAGAATAAACTTCATTAATACCGCAACTAAAGCAGATTCTTTTACATATAACACGATGAAGGATTGTGCTGAAAAAGCCAGTGCTTTGTTTACGGCTATGATTGCGGACAATGAAAGCAAAAATGCCTCTTCTGCTTCGGCTATAAGTGCGGCAGATGAGATAGCAAAGTACAAAAAACTGCTTGATGACGGCACAATAACCGAAGAAGAATATAATGCAAAGAAAAAGCAGTTGATGGAAATATAACGAGAGATTAAGCCCAAAACTGAATAAATCATCCACTCTGAAAGGGGTGGATTTTTTATACCCAAATTTCTGAAAGGAGCGATAAAATGTCCGATGATTTATTTACTCTTGACTTGTCCGGAATGGACCTTAAAGATCTCATTCAAGTAGTAAACGAAATGGATAGCAAGCTGAACAACAAGATTATCCCCGAAATCCTTGAAGAAGTCAGCGATGAACTGATAGACGAAGAACGGCGAATGCTGCAGGGTAGGTCGAACAAAGACCGCCCTTACCGCCGCTGTGCGTAATATGGACGATGTTTACCGCACAACGCTGAACAAGGTACAGCTAATGATGGGCACAGGCTCAATTACGCTTAATGAAGCAATCGACCTTGCAACAAGGGACTTCCTCGACAAAGGCATAAACTGCATTGTATACGCAGACGGCAGGCGAGTTAATATTGCCGATTATGTGCGTATGGCACTGCGCACAACGTCCACAAGAGCAACATTGCAGGGTGCGGCTAAACGCTTTGCGGAGCTTGGCTATGATACCGTGCTTATATCGCAGTACGGAGGCTGCTCAGAAACCTGCGAGCCGTATCAGGGCAAGGTTTACATTGATGATGTATTCACGATATGGAACGGTGCGAGAAGCGGCGACTTCGGCAAGTCAAACTACTGTGACAAGTGGTTTATGCTGTTGTCTGTGGCAATCCGAGGCGGGCTGTTCCACCCTAACTGCCGTCATACTATGGGGCAGTACATAGAGGGGCTTACAAAGATACCTCAGCCGATTCCTGCCGAGAAGATACGGGAACAGCGAGAGCTTGAAGAAAAGCAACGGGCTATGGAGCGCAAGATAAGAGCGCTCAAACGCAAGGTTGAGGGCACGCAGGACGAGAAGAAGGTCAAGGAGTATAAGCGTAAGCTCCGAGAGGAACAAGGCAAGCTCAGAGAATTTATCAAAGAGCATGACGATGTTCTCCGCAGAGATTATTCAAGAGAGAAGATCTACAGCGGTAAGGGTGAGCCGAAGCAGACAGCTCCGAGAACGGAAGAAGCACCTATGAGTAAACTGCCCGAGAACACAACACCGCAGTTACCGGAAGTGATGCAGGATAGTCCAAAAGCTAAAAAGATTATGAGCGAGGGTGTTGACAAATATCCAAATTCTGATATAATTAAAACTGAATGGAAATCTAATATTCCCGAAGAAGTTATTAGTGATGTCAATAAGGCTGTTGAAAAAGTAGCTGAGGATTTCCCTGTTATTAAAGATCAGGTTGAGCCTATAGAATATGATGATTTGTATGATGCCCTTGGTGTAAACGGACTCAGAAACAACAGTGCAATTAACGTAATAAAATTATCTAAGCAGTATTGCTCTGATTATTCACTTTTACGCCAAAAGTTATCGGACGATTACAAAAATAAAGTAAGTTATCAGACAGATAATGTTGGCAGTCTTGCTTGTCATGAGTTAGGTCACGCAATTCATAAAATACTTGCTTTTAAGCGAGCAGGGTTAGAATACGGCAAGCCTATATCAGCGGAACAAAATATTCTGCTCAATAAAAAACTTAATGAAATTTGCATAGAAATTTACGAAGCCGCATTTGATGATAGCTTCGAAACGCCAGAAGCAATTTTTGATGAATGTGCAAAGCAGTTGGGTAGTATGGCTGTAATGCCAAATGAGTTGATTGCTCAAAGCTTTGGCAATTACTATTATGGCTCTGATAAAATGCCAATTGCTAAATCTATTATTGAATATTTTATAAAGGAGTTGAGTTAGATGTATGAAGTTAATGACCGCTTTTCTTATGCAAAAGGTTATTTTGCGATTTTCCCTAAAGGCTTTAATAGAGCTATGGGGGCGGGGACGATACATGAAACCGACGACTATATAATTTATTTCAAAGAAAACACTCCAAAAGAGATAGAGCGGCGTGTTGTCAAGGAATACGCAGAATATTACAAAGAATACATGAGAAAATTTATAGGCTAAACCGCCCACAGCAGTGAGCGGTTTTCTTATACCCGTGTGCAATTGGTTGCACTTGACTTGAACACAAACTTTGCAAAAACAGCCGTTTTTTGTGAAGTTCGGCGCAGATCAGAACCAAACTTAATAATTTTACCGCCCCTTTTGGAGCGGTATTTTTATACCCAAAAACAATTTATTCCGAACGTTGTGGGCGATGAACGCAGTGGGCGGAGAAAGGACAGAAACATGAACAACAGAAGAATTTTCATCGGCTTACAGCACTTCGCAGAGGGCGAGGGGGACGGCGGCACAAGCGCAACAGCGCACAGGCAGGTGTAAATCTTCCGCCTATGCACCCGTTCTGCTGTTCTACAACGCTCCCTGTTCTGCCGAGCGAGGAGGATCTTGATAAAGAACTTGCCGGGTTTTACGACTCTAAAACAAAGCAGATATACACGCCGAATACCGACAGCCACGCTAAAATTGATGATGCGGGCTTGCAAAACGGCGGTGAGGGTGATATAATAGCTGAAAAGAGATACAACGATAAGCACGATGAAAAAGGGCGGTTTGCAAGGAAAGACGGCGGCAGTGCGACCGGCACAGGCTCGCTTAAGATGAGCAGAGCGGAAATCAAAAAAGTGTCGAGCGAGATAAGCACAAATTACAGCCGATACGCAGGAAAGAAAAATTGTGTACATTATTCTTTATGGCGTAATGAGTATTATCAGTATCGTTTTATAAATAACGGATTTGCTGATTATGATTTTATTAAGAAAGTGAAGTCTTGATTATGGAAGAATTAAAAACACTGTTAGAGAATGTCAGCGATTCATACTATGACTTTGTTCGAGCTATGTTACAAAGCGCAAAAGAGCATTATGACAGGATAGATGAAATTATCGCATATATCAAGGATAATCCCGAAGCTGATACGTCTGATATTTTAGGCTGGGACTTAGCAACTTTTGACGGAATTGATTTTGATAACCCGGTAAGTATAGTTGATGAAGATGACGAGGACGAAGAATGAAACTGAATTATGATTGCGTCCGCAGTGTACTGCTTACTGTTGAGAAAAGCAAGACGATTGACGAGGAGCTTAATTTAAATCCGCTGACGGTTGAAACGATATTTGAACAGCTCCCGAAGTATGAAGATAACGAAATTCTTTATACGATAGAGAAGCTGAAAGAAGCCGGATATATAAATGCCGCTCTTCAATTTGCGGCGGGACATTTTATAGACGGCGCTGTAAGCAGTATCACATACAGCGGGCATGAGTATCTTGACAATATCCGTGAGCCTGAGGTGTGGAGAAAGGTAAAGGCAATGCTGAAAAATGCAGGAGCTATCACACTGCCGCTTATTTCGCAGGCGGCGCAAATGCTTATCGGCAGTCAGCTGACTGTAAACTGAATATGACGGCCGCTCTTAACAAGGGCG